GGTGGAGTTTGGCGGGCCCGCGTCACTGACGCTGAAGCCCGAGAATGACGCCGTCGCGCTCAAGAACTTCCGCCAGGGTCCGGTCAAGACCTGGAACGCGGCGGTTTGGGCGGGCGCGGCTGTCGTATCGCTCGAGGCTGTCAAGGACTCGAAGAACCGCTATCCGAAGCTCGTGCAGGCGATGAGCACGCTTGGCCGGGCCGCGCGCGTCACCCCGGAGCTGCTCACCGCCCTGTTTCTGGACAGGGCGTTTGACTCCAGCTATCCCGTGGCCCCTGACAACCTTGAGTTGTGTTCGACGGCGCACCTTCTGCCCGATGGCGTCAACACGTACGCAAACGAGATGGCGACTCCAAGCGCCATGAGTGAGGCGGCGCTAGAGAGCGTGCAGACGTCGCTCCGGACCATGACGGGTCCAGACGGGAACATATCGCAACTCCAGGTTAAGGCATGGGTTGTTCCGTCGGCGCTGCACAATACATGCATGAAACTGATGAAGAACACGATGACCTCGGGGTCGGCAAACAACGATCCGTCGGTGGTCAACGGGCGGAAGCAGATCACCTTCGACTACCTTGGCTCGCCGACGCGGTACTTTGCGATCACTGACAGTGACACCGATGGCTTGTTCTGGGATTGGATCGAGAAGGTTCAGTTCCTTACGGATCAGGTCCCCATGATGCTGCAAAAGGCCTATGTGACGTATTTCCGCGCGAGATACGGGTGCGTGGACCCGCGCAACATCTTCGGTGTGGCAGCCACTTGAGAAGGGGTAACCATGGCATCGACAACCGTACTTGGCGGGGTCATAGGCCAGGCCCAAGGCTACATCGACAGGTATTTCGGAGGCGGCAGGTACGCAAAGATCCTTTGGGTCTGCAACCGCTCGGGCCTCGGTGGCGGAGATGGTTCGGGCCCTGACAGCCCGTTGTCCACGGTCGGTGGAGCGTCGGGCGCCCTCGCGCAGCTGCAAGGCTACGCGAACGGTGGGCACGTGATCCTGTGCATGCCTGGCCACTCCGAGTTGGTGTCGTCGGCTGACTATTTCTCCGCAACTGGAAACGCCTCGGGCGTGGCCATTTGCGGGCTAGGTACGGGCGTGTCTCGCGCCACGTTCACGTGGACAGCGGCGGCGGCCTCTTGGCTGATAGACACGGCTAACGTCGTGTTCGACAATCTGAGGCTGCTTGCGGCTGGACCAGGCGGCGGTACTGCGCTGACGGTAGCAACCCCCGTCGTTGTGAGCGCGGCAGGCTTTGAGATGCGAAACTGCTTTGTCCAGGCGTCTGTTGACGCAGACGAGCTATCCACTGAGACGTTTACCGTGTCGGCGGGTGGCGACGACATGGTCGTCGAGGACTGCCGCATTGTCGGGGCGTCGAACGGATTGTTGACCTCGTTGTTTAACTTTGTCGGGGCAGATCGCCTGGTGTTTCGGCGTAACTACGTATCGGTAGCGATGGCTACCAACACCGATGGCCCGCTGAAGTTCCGGACGACGGCTAGCACGCACGTGCTTATCCAGGGAAACTACATCCAGGCGAGCGGCACCAGCAACGAGACGTGCATCGACATGAGCACTGCAGTGGCCCATACGGGATTCATCGACGGAAACAGGCTACGCAACACGCTGGACGCCAACCTAAACTGGATTGTGACCACTGGCACGGCAAACATGACGCTTGGCAGCAACCTTTGCGTCAACAACAACAACGAGCGCGGGATCGAAGAGGGAACCGCGAGCGCGTGACAAATACCGGGCCCGGCCTTTGGCCCGGAAGGAGGGCCCGGAATGTCCTATACGCGGCAACTCGACGCCTTCGGCGACGAAGGCGGTGTTTTGATGGGTTGTTCGATCTGCGGCTTCGCGTGCGTGTGGCCACACGAGGTGAAGCGATCGCGCGACGGGCTCTTTCGGTGCTTCCGTCACACTGAGACGGAGACGCCTCTAGAGCACTACGAGAAGAGGGCGCGAACTCCGCTCAAGGATGAGTCGGCGCCGGCGCATCCGGTTGGGCCAAAGCCTGGGTGGTATCCATGAGCCTTTCGGGAGATACCACGTTCGACGTCACCCGAGATCAGATCATCTCGGATGCGCTGGCCATGGTGGGAGCTATCGGACCGGGGAAGGACGCCACGGGCCGCGAGCGCGAGTTTGCGGCACGGGCGCTCAACCGGATCTGCAAGAGCATCGACGCCGAGGGGAAGTTCCTGTGGAGGCGCGCGCGCAGGAGCTTGAGCCTGACGGCCGGGACGGCCGCGTACTCGCTTGGCGCCGATGTCATGTGGATCGACGATGAGGGGAACTACAGGGAATCGGTGGCATCTACATCGCGCGTGCCGCGTATCCAGGCGATCTCACTTCAAGACTTCATCGCTATCACCGACCCAAGCCAGCAGGGTACGCCGATCAAGTTCATCACGGAGCAAACGCTGTCAGCTCCGTTGTCGATTACCTTCTGGCCTGTCCCTGACACGACTGGTGCCGTGTTTGAGTACGTGGCGAGCCTACGGGCCAGCGACTTCGACACGGGCGCCAACACGGGTGACTACCCATCGAGATGGGGACAGGCTCTTGTGCTTGGCCTCGCTGCGGCAATGGCTCCAGCCTACAGCCAAATGGCGTTGGGGCGCGACCTGCTTAGGCAGTACGAAGCCGAGAAGCAGAAACAGATGGCAGCGGGCGAGGAGAGGGCGCGAACGATCCTCGTTCCCTTTGGCGACTGGAGCATGTGAATGGCTACGACTTGCAAGGTGATCGACTTTCTTGTGTCGGGCGTGCGTGATTCGACCGGCGCCGCCGTGGCATCGGGCAAGGTGCGCTTCTACCAGCCAGGGACCCTAGTCGCGGAGACGGTGTACAGCGACTATCTTGGCACGACGGGCATCACGCAGCCGCTCACCCTGGACGCAGGCGGGCGAGCGCCCGAGGTCTACTGCCTCAACCCGGTACGCATACGCGTATGGGACGCGACCGATACCACGTTGCTCGTAGACATCGAAGCCGACGTAGTTCGCGCGCAGCAGGTCTACGCTACCGTCACGGGCCTGAACGGCGGCGCTGAGACGACGCTGCACCAACTGCTTCTCGACTCTGTAGATAGCTTCGGTGCCGGGTGGGATTACCTGGAGTCGTCTGGAGCGACGGCGCGCTCGTGGCAGGGGCGCATGGCTGAGATTGCCGTGTCGGTCAAGGACTTCGGCGCGGTAGGCGACGACAGCAACGATGACACGGCAGAGATACAGGCAGCGATCGATCGCGCGTCCGCGGCAGGAGCTCGCATAGTCTGGTTCCCGCGCGGGACGTACAAGATCACGTCTGCCCTTACCTGCAGCACTCCAGGCGTCCAGTTCATAGGCGCGTCGCGGCTTTCCACGACGATCAAGCAGTATACGGCAGGCGCGACGTGCCTTTCAATCGACTACGGCACGACACACGTTGAGTCAGGACTCGTCATAGACAACCTGACTTTCGACGCCGCGGACACTGGAGTCACCGCGATCACGATAGATTTCGGCCTTAACTTCCAGATCCATAACGTCGCAACAAAAAACTGTGCACAGTCATTGAATATAACTGGCGTAAGTAGTGCGGTAATCTCTAGGAGCGTCGTTCGGGATTGCCACTTCGCACAGAGTTCCGGGGCAATCGTTGTTGTCCCGTCAGTATATGGCTATCTGAGATTCATAGACACCTACTTTGAGGCGCCGTTTACGTCTGTGGCGTTTGTTCAGGATGCCGGCACTGGCACGTCGTATAGCGGGTGCTGGTTCAAAGGAGGCGCGACGTCTCCGGGGGTGGATGTTACTTTAAACGGACGCGTGACTGGTTGCTACTTCGAGACTGGAGTGAGCGGCATTAAGTCGACTACGTCTGGAGCGCGAGTTGATGGCAACGTCTTTTCGAGCCTTACAACAGGAATAGTTGCAAATGCCGGGGCTGGGCTAGTTGTGTCCAACAATGTGTTTTCTTCGTGCACGACAGACATAAACGCAACTGGCAACCTTTCAGCTGGACTATACATCGGCAATGCATACAACACTTTCGTCGGGCCAACGTCCGGCGAAGCGATGCAGTCGCTTGCGGCGTATCATGCGTCGTCAACAAGCGGCGCCAGCTCGGCAACGTTCACGCCTTCATTTGCCGTCGCGTCGGTTGGCGCTAGCCCGACTGTGCAGACGTTCACTGGAACGTATACTGGTGGCTCACAGGCGATCACGATCGGCGCTCCGTCGAGCCTCGGAACGTTGCTGCCCGGAACGCTGGTGATTCTGACGCTGGTAAAGACCGGCGCAAACCCCATGAACCTGACATGGAACTCCGCTTACATTGACCCGGACGGGTCGGCCATTTCGGCGCCAACGTCTGTGGCGAGCAACACGCAGATTGCCATTTTGTTCCGCAAGAGTTCTTCGACGCAGCTGACCGTTGTTGGCACGTTCTCATCCCAGGCCGTGTGATGCCATCGAGCGTGATAGACGGCAAAGTCAACCTGGCCAGTGGCTACGAGCCAGGGGCCGAGGCGCTTGCCGGCGCATGCTCCCAGCTCGTCAACTGGGAAGTGGACGACGCTGGCGCGAACGTGCCGCGCGCGAGCATGGCGCCGCTGGCCATGACAGGCATAGGCTCGGGGGCGATCAACGGGCTTTTCTACTGGGCGCCATATGTAATCGTGACGTATGAGGATGGCACGTGGCAGAAGATATCTGACACGCTGCCAGACACAGCCCAGAACATCTACGACTCAACCGCGACGACGCAGCTCCTAGGCGGCCTTCGCCCGACGTTTGTGGGAGGAGACGTGTTTGTGTATGCGGCGGCAGGCGAGAAGATCAGGTACTACGGTCCGGGGTTCTCCCCTGACGTGGCTGCAACGTTGACCAACTCGCCTAGGTGCTCGCACATCGCATCGCTCGGGTCATACCTAATAGCCAACGACATCGACGACCCTGGCTCGTGGGTTTGGTCGGACATCGGCGAGGGCTCGTGGGGGACGTGGCCGGCGGCGAACGGTACCAGCAGTCAGGCGCGGCCCGATCCCGTGGTCGGAATTTTCGACAGCTTGACCGAGCTCTACGTATTCGGATCTGAGACGCTCCAGGTCTACCAGGTCGGCAACGATCCGACGCTACCGTTTGACCTCGTGGCGTCTGTAGAGACAGGCATCGGCGCGCCATACGCGTTTTGCCGTCTGGACAGCCAGATCAGCTACATGGACCACCGAAGGACCATCCGCATAGGCGATGGTCGGACGAGCGAAGAGATCAGCGGGCCGATCCGCTCCGATCTGCGGGCGATGGCTACCGTATCTGACTGCTTTTGCTACCGCGAGGAAGTAGGACAGCGCGCGATGCTGGTCTACCGATTCCCCACCGAGGGGAAGACCTTCGTCTACGATCTCGATCGCAAGACGTGGACGACGCGCATGTACTACGCGAGCCCATTCCAGGATGACTACCGCGTAGGCGCCTATTGCTACTGGAACGGGCCGACGACCACGCGCCACCTCGTGGGGCTCAACGTGTCCGGAGGCGGCCTGGCTACGCTCGGAACATCCGGGGCGTCAACCGATCTGGCCGCTCCGGTTGTGTGCGAGCGAACGACCGGGTGGCATGACCACGGCTCAGCGAGCTACAAGCGCTCGCGCAGGATGCGCCTCACGCTGCGACGTGGCATCGGCGCGGCCTCAGGCGACATCGGCGCACTTGAGGTGCGCGTGCAGGATGATGACAAGCCATGGTCGGCGTGGGAGAACGTGAGTATCGGACGGCCGGACGAGTACGAGAACACGGTGGATCTGGCGATGGGCGGCGTGTTTCGTAGGCGCCGGTACGGGTTCCGCTGGTCGAACACTGAGCGCGCGTCGTTGGCGATGGCCTATGACGTGTGCGAGGAGCTTGACCGATGAGCAGGTTCGCGAACCCGCTAGACACATGGGAGAACGAGCGCGGGCGTTATCAGCTCTACTCGCACTTGCGAGACGTGGCTTCGCGGTTTGTCAACGTGTCGTTC